CTCATATAGGAGAAGACATCAACTATGTGTATGTTGACTTAATTCATGATTCCAAAAAGAAAATCAAAAAGATTATTAAAAAAATCTATTCATTAATCATTCCAAAAGTTTATAACCATTATAATAGAATGATATACATTTATGGGGATAATATAGTCTTTGGGGTTGATATAGAAATACTACATTATATAGGTATTGATTACAATAAAGTGCTAACCAAACTGAGTAAAATTCCCAACTGTCTTTTCATAGATGAAAAGATATTTAATATATATAAGGGGATGATTACAAAAATAAGTGATAAGGTTAGATTAGTACCTTATTTGTATGATATAGAAAATAAAAATGAATAGAAGCATAATACTAGCATCTTTTGTATTTCCAGAAAAGTTAGATACTTTTTTAACTTACTTAGAAAAAAGATTTAGGCTAGATAGAGAAAGGATATTTGTTTACGATAATGTAGATGATCCATTAAAGAAAATAGTTACCTATAAAGTATTCTTAAAAGACGGAAAAAAGATTGACTTAAAGTCAATTTTCCCTAGAACAATTATTATCCATAAGAAGGGTGAGTGTTTATACACAATCAATGCTCTTAATAGACTTATTGAAGAGGAGAATGATTTAGAAAGTGGTAACGTAGAACATAGAAATTACGAATTAGATTGGGATAAATATCAAAACAAATTAGTATTAACAACTGCAGAAGGTGTAGTTTTTAATGAAATAAAGAGAGATTTTTCTGAAGTTTAGAATATTTATAACTATAAGACGAACAAAATTTAATGTTATGAATATGGATGACAAGAAAAACAAAAAGGAATTGGAAAACAATCTTGATGAATTCTTAGGTGAAAACAATGAGAAAGAGTGTGTTGGTGACGAGTGTGTTATTAATGACGGAAAAGAGATTGTTGAGAGAGTAAATAAGGTTTATAAAACCAATGACGGAAGAGAACTTTTAATGTAATGGAAGAGGAAAACAAAGAATTATTAAACGAAGAGTTAAAAAGATTTAACTCAATTATGGAATATACTTTTAACTTAGGTGAAAAAGAAGAATTGTTATTTGGTTCTGATGATGTTGTTATTGATGAACAAGATGAGGAAGTAACTGATGTTGTTGATGAAATACCTGAAGATTTAGGTATGGCACCAGAAGAAGGTGGAGAAGAACCAACAGAAGAAATTGAAGGTGAAGAAATGGCTGAAGATCCATTTGGTGGAGATGCACCTGTAGAAGATGAAATGGCTGAAGAACCAGCAATGGAAGAAATACCATCTGAAGAAGGTGAGGTTGAGGTTGATGTAACTGATATCGTTGATAAAACTGAAGAAGCAAAAGCAGAAGCTGCGGGAGCATCCTCTAAAATTGATGACTTATTAGGTAAGTTTTCTGAGTTAGAAGAAAAATTAACAGGTATGGATCAAATCATTACTAAAATGGATGAGTTAGAACAAGAGGTTAAAGATAGAAACCCTTCACCAACTGAAAAATTAAGTATGAGGTCTATGGATTCTTTTCCTTATAGTGTTAAACTAACTGACTTTTGGAATGATAGAGAAGGTTATGATGCAACTGGTGAAGAAGATGAAGAACAAGAATATACTTTAACAAAAAAAGATATTGATGATGACTATAGTGAAGTTGACATCAGAAGTAGTTTCAATCCTAAAGGTAAGGAATAAACAACTATAAATATTGACGAATTGACGGACATTGATTATAATAAATCATTGTCCGTTTTTTGTTTTTAGGGGATTTGACTTTTAATAAAAACGTGACTAATATTGAGTATATTAAATAATTTTACAAATTAAAAAAAGAGTTAAATGGCGAAAGAAGAAATTAATCCGTTAGATGCAATTCTATCTCAATATGAGAAGAATAGCGAAAGAGGGGGAAGTAGTAAACCAAAGGTTTCTAATGAAGAGAGACTAAAGAAGTATTTCACTGAGAAGTTAAGACAAGGACAAAAAACTGCAGAGAAGACTTTTAGGATTCTACCATCGAATGACCCTACAAAGTCTCCATTCGTAGAGACTTACTACCATGAAATGAACGTAAATGGTAAGTATGAAAAGATTCATTGCACAAAGTTAAATGATGGTGGTGAATGTAAATTATGTGATGCTAAAGATGCGTTGTATGAAGATGGAAGTAAAAAAGCGAAAGCTATGGCTTCATCATATACTGCAAGAAAGTATTATGTAGTAAAAGGAATTGACAGAGATAACGAAGACCACGGAGTTAAGTTCTGGAGATTTAAGCACAAATACACTGGAGATGGTGTTATGGACAAACTTATTCCTATTCTAAAGAAATGAGGAAACATATGGATCCTAGAGAAGGAAGAGACATTGTTATTACAACAAACAGAAACGATAAAGGTTGGAGTGTTGTAACAAGCATTATGGCTGAAGACCCTTCAGTATTGACTGACCCTAAGTCACCACAAGCAAAAGAGTGGATGGCAAACGAAGAGACATGGAGAGATGTATATTCAGTTAAACCTGTTGAGTTTGTGAATATTGTTGCAGAACAAAAGACACCGGTTTGGGATTCAGAGTTAAAGAAGTTTGTTGCTGAGGAAGACAAAGAAGAAAAAGAAACCGCATCTTTAGAAGAAGAAATCAATATGATGGATGGTTTAACCAATGAAGACGAAAAGGAATTAGAGGTTGAGGCAGTATCATTAGATTCTGAAGATAGTGATGATGAATTACCATTTTAAATTAGACTATTATGGCAAAGAAACCATTAAAGAAAAAAACTACTGATTTTTCGTCTATAAGGAAAAAGTTCTCTTCCAGTGATAAGTATAAAGAACAAAAATACTTTGATCTGGGAGAAGCCTTCCAGAAAGCAACTGGTATACCAGGACCTGCTATGGGACAAATCAATATGTTTTTAGGACATTCAGATACGGGTAAAACCACTGCAATGATACAAGCAGCGGTAGATGCTCAGAAAAAAGGTATTTTACCTGTTTTCATTATTACAGAACAGAAGTGGAGTTTTGAGCACGCAAAGATGATGGGGCTTGAAACAGACTATGTTGAGGAAGTAGATGAAGATACAGGTGAGATGAATGCATATTGGGATGGGTTCTTATTATACAAATTAGGTTTTGATTATATAGAACAAGCATTCGATTATGTAACTGAAGTATTAAACGCACAGAAGAACGGTGATATTCCACATGATATAGTTTTCTTATGGGATTCTATTGGGACAATTCCTTGTGAAATGTCTTTCAATGGAAAAGGAGGAAACCAACACACCGCAAGAATTATTTCTGAGAAGTGGGGAATGGGTATGGCACAAAGGATTACATCATCTCGTAAAGAGAGTAGCCCTTATACCAATACAATGATATTTGTTAATCAACCATGGGTTGAGTTACCAGATAATCCATTCTCACAACCTAGAATACAACCTAAAGGAGGGCAATCAATTTATCTGTCTTGTTCTTTAGTATTCTTATTTGGAAATCAAAAGAGTGCTGGTGTATCTAAATTATCGGCAACCAACAAAGGTAGAAAGGTAAACTTCGCTATCAGAACAAAAGTTGGTATTCACAAAAACCATATGAATGGTTTGGGATATGCTGATTGTAGATTACTAGCCACTACACACGGATTTATCGAGGATGATAAGAAAGCAATAGATGACTACAAAGCCGAACATAAGGAATATTGGGCTAATGTTTTTGACACTACCGCAGAAGCTGTGGAATTTGGTGTTGAGGAAGAAAACATCATTCAATCTGCTGTAGATTATTCCGATGATTAATATTTCTATTTTTAACCATTTAATATAATGAGAAGTGGGAAGACCCTTAAAGAACAAAAAAAGATATAAACATACATTATTGGTGGATGGAGATGCGTTGATTAAAACTGCGTATCACGGAGCATCTAACCTTTATTATAATGGGGAACATATTGGGGGTCTTTTCCAGTTCTTTTCACTTTTGAGGAAGGTTATTACAGAGAATAGGTTTGACAGAATTTTTATTTTTTGGGATGGACAATTCAGTGGTAGATTAAGATATGATATCTATCCAGAATACAAACAAAACAGAGATAAGGACTTCTACAACCAATCTGAACCTAAAGAACCAGAGTTATTTATTCAAAAAGAAAGAGTTAAGTTATATGCTGAAGAATTATTCCTTAGACAATATGAGGATGAAGTTTGTGAAGCAGATGATTGTATTGCTTACTATTGTAATCAGGTAAAAGAAGATGAGAAAATAGTTATCCTTACAAATGACAGGGATATGTGTCAGTTGATTGATGATAGGGTTGCGATATATGTTCTTAACAAAAGAAAGATAGTCTCTAAGAACAACTATAAAGAGTATTTTGACCACCACCAAGAGAATTCAGCACTTATAAAAATTATTACTGGAGATGCTAGTGATAACATTAAAGGGGTGAAGGGAGTTAAAGAAAAAACTTTATTGAAGTATTTCCCTGAATTGGCTGATAAAAAATTGACATTGGATGAAATATTCAATAAGATTGAAACAATACAAAGTGAAAGAAAGAAGAGATTAAAAACGTTAGACAATATATTAAATGGTGTAACAGATGGATCACAAAAAGAAAGATTATTTGAAATTAACAAAAAAATTATTAACCTTAAAAAACCGATTATTACAGAAGAGTGTGTAGAAAATTTAGAAACTATTATCGACTCACCAGTAGACCCCGAAGACAGAAATACAAAGAATGTATTAAAGATGATGTTGGAGGATGGATTTGTTATGGCAATTCCGGGTGGTAGAGATGGTTACATTGAATATTTGAGACCTTTTCTAAGTATTATCAAAAAAGAAAAAAAGTATTTTAATCAAACAAATTAATTTAACATTATGAGTAAGAAAAATTATGAAAGCCTTCCGTTCGAGTTTTATTTAAGAATTAACGGAAATGAAAGACCAATCGTAGGTAGAAACTTTAACGTAAGAGGGTATAACCCAAAGGCATTAAGATCAATGGATATCAAAGAGTGTATTGATGAGGCTGTAGGGATGATACAAGATCAGTTTAGATCTAAAGCAGAAGACTACTTATACAGGTATTACAACCCTTATGTAGCACAAACCGAAGAAGATATAGTCGCAAAAGACTTATTTGAGGAAGAAGACGTTTTCACTTTTGAGATTAAAGTTCACGGAAACATTGTAGCACAAAAACAATTTAGTGGAAATTGGTATCCACCAAAAGTTAGATATGATGTAGATATTAGAAAATTAATTCCGGGAATTATCTCTAAGATACAGAAAACGTTAAGTAGTAAAAAATTAACTACAGAATACGCGGGAATCACGCTTTAACAGATATTTATTAATTACAAAGATTTTCAAATTATGTCAAAAAAAGAGAGTAAGAATTTAGGGTTTTTAGGTTATAGTTTTCAGGTGAAGTTGGCTAAACAAGTTATGGAAGATGGTAAGTTTTCTGGAACTATTATCGATATCCTTGATCCACAATACTTTGACAATGAATATCTAAGGTTATTAGTTGCGAGTGTTAAAGATTATCACGAAAAGTATGAAACTATCCCAACCTATGATACACTACAACAAGTGGTGAATAAGGATATTAAAAGGGAAATTGCTAAGGAATCAGCAATTGCGATGATTAGGGAAATACAAAAGAGTGATGATAAAGATTGTTTACATATACAAGACACAGCAGTTCAGTTTTGCAAACAGCAAGAGTTAAAAAAAGCCACACAAAAAATTCAGAAGATATTAGATTCGGGTGATTTTGATAAGTATGATGAGTGTGAAGAAATAATGAAAGAAGCTCTTTCTGTTGGTTCTGAATCTGATAGTGGTATAGATGTGTTTCACGCTATTGAGGATGTGTTATCTGATGACTTCAGAAAACCAATCCCAACAGGATTAGTAGGTTTAGATAATCTAATGGATGGTGGATTATCAAAAGGAGAATTAGGGGTTATTCTTGCCCCATTTG